AAAAACTCCCTCATAAAATTGAGAGAGTTTCTATCCTATTTAAATAATCCCACCAAACAAACATGTTTCGTCACTTTGTCTGATAAAACTATACACCCAAAAATCCATAATAAAGCCTGGCAACAAATGGGTGGTATTCCACCCGCCCCTTATTCCGAAATAAATTTATACACATATGCTGCTAGAGCTCCACCAATAAGCGGTGCTACGATAAATACCCATACGCAAGATAAGGCGGCCGGATTTCCGCACAAAATGGCCGGGCCAAAGCTCCTTGCCGGATTGACGGACGTCCCCGTAAAATAAATGCCCAGCAGATGAACCAACGTCAACGATAAGCCTATTACCAAGCCGGCAACCACATTATTTTCTGTTTTCGAAGTAACTCCCAGTACAGCCAGGACAAAGACAAAAGTCAGAATGACTTCCACTACTAGTGATAATCCAATGTCATTTAAATACAATCCATTTGCACCCAGGTTCCCTGTCGTACCAATCAGAGCAAAGAGAACAGCAGCTCCTGAAATAGCGCCCAAGAACTGAGCAATAACATAGCCAATAAAATCCCGTCCGCTCATCTTCCCGGAAAGAAGCACACCAAGAGATACCGCCGGATTTACATGGCAACCAGATATATTACCAATGGAATAAGCCATAGCCACGATAGAAAGGCCAAAAGCGAATGCTGTCGTAAAATAAGCTGGTGTAAGCATTCCATTCACTACTTTGTCACCGGAAATAGCCGCCGTGCCGCAAGCAAATAATACCAGTACAAACGTGCCAATAAACTCTGAAATATACTTTTTCATATTTTTCCCTCCCACATTTTTAATCATTCCATCTTTTTTTATTTTATCACAATTACGAGTATTCCCGCCAGATAATTTTTATGCATTGCGATATTTTCTTTAAGGTATCTTAGCAGGCATTCATGCCAAATTCCTGTCAACATTCATCCTTTTATTTCCGTCCCGTCTTTGAACGTTACACGGATATCTTCCGTACCGTAAACCGTTATAAAGTCAACGAGGCTACACCACATTCGTTCATCAAAATCCTTGATGAGTTCCTGTTCTTGTAGTACTTTAATAAAATCGTCCAGCTGTTCAGCCCTGATATTATATTGCTGAATACTATGGCAAACCCTATCATACTGATCATTTACGATTTCATACTGGGTAACTAGTTCATTGTATTTTCTATTATACTCGTCCTGATTTTGGGCCACATGGGCATTCTCGCCAATAAGATCTCGTAATCTGTTAACCAGGACCTGTAAATCAGTATCCAGTCTATCTCTTTCTTTTTCCCATTTTGCAGTATTGGCAAGCCCCTGTTTCACCAACTCTAAATTGCTAATGATTTCTGCTTTGTTTACGATGAGCTGATTTACAGCTTTAACGAATATGTCTTTTATTTTCTCTTCCGTCAGATGAGGAGTTGTACACCCTTTCTCGAACTTATCATTGCATCGGTAGATGATTCGTTTATACTTGTCTGTTGAATGCCAGACTTTAGCTCCATACCAGCCACCGCATTGGCCACACTGGATTTTACTGGAGAAAATGGATATGCCACTGTAGCGTTTCTTCCCTTTACGCCTCCGCTTGATTTCTTCTTGTACGCAATCGAATACTTGTGGACTAATAATAGCCTCATGGTTATTTTGCACATAGTATTGCGGTACTTCTCCTTCGTTCTTCTTACTTTCCTTTGTGAGAAAGTCAACTGTGAATTTCTTCTGGAGCAGCGCATCTCCCTTATATTTTTCATTCATGAGAATACTTCGTACCGTATTGGGCCTCCATATTTTACACCCCGCAGGAGTCGAAATCTTCCGCTCTGTCAGTTCTTTTGCTATGGAATGAAAGGTATAGCCGCTAAGGTACAAACGATAAATCAGCTTTACCGTTTCTGCCTGCTCTTTATTCACTACCAGATTGCCGTCTGGCCCCCTGTCGTAACCAAGAAAATGGCTGAATGCCAAACTGACTTTCCCGTCAGCAAACCGTTTACGATGCCCCCAGGTAACATTTTCCGAAATACTCCTACTTTCCTCCTGTGCCAGGGAACTCATGATGGTAATAAGAAGTTCACCTTTGGCGTCTAGCGTCCAGATGTTTTCTTTTTCAAAGTAGATTTCAATTCCTTTATCTTTTAGTTTACGTACCGTCGTCAGGCTATCCACTGTATTCCGGGCAAAACGGCTGACTGATTTGGTGATGATAAGGTCAATCTTGCCTTCCATAGCATCATGGATCATGCTTTTAAATCCTTCCCTATGCAAGGTGTTTGTCGCTGAAATTCCTTCATCCGTATACATCCCAGCGAATTCCCAGTCACTACGTCCCTTTATGTAATTTGTATAATAATCGACTTGCGCTTCATAACTGGTAAGCTGTTCATCCCGATCGGTTGAAACACGTGCATATCCTGCCAACTTTCTTTTTTTCAGACTATGAAGAGGCTTCTCTGTGTAATTTTGTAGTGTAGCTGGTATAACCTGTACTTTTTTCATGGCAACTTCACCTCTTTATTTTTCCCAGAATAAAACCGGAACACCAGAGTCCGATTCTTCTGAACTTCAATCCGTTCTACCTGCTCCCGAAATATTTGCTCATCAAAGGTAGATTCGCCAAGAAGGGCTGCGGCTGTTTCCTTCATCCAATCTTCCCGAATACCGCTAATGTGAACACATTTATGCTTGTTCCGACTCCGCCAATAAGCAACTTTCCTATTTTTACGTGTTTCCAAACAACGGACAAATTTCACATCACAAGTAGGGCAAAAGATACGTTCTGAAAAGGCACTATAACGGCTGGACCGTCCACTTTTACGGTATTGGGCCATTCTTTGTTGCATTTCTTTTTTGCGTTTTTCTGTCCACATATCTTTTAATGCTGTCGATTTCCATGGCTGCTTAATAACCGTCCCGTCCTTTAAGTAAAATATCAAGGAATGATAAGCTGGTACCCCTATTTTTTCTACCCGTTGTAAGAACTCATCTTCATCAAAAGTAGCCATTCCAAGTACACTCGTACAAGCACGTTCAAGAGCAGGCTGCGGAATGGCACCATAGGCTCCGCATCGTTTTTCCGCTTTTTCTTTATTTGACAGGCACGACCAGTATTCACTCGGTTTGCCTTTGTACTTTCTGATGTTATGTATATAGCTCTTTCCGCAGATACCGCACTTGATGATTCCTGTAAAGCAGGATGTATTCAGATAATTTCTGGCATATCCACCATGCTGCCTTCCTGCCTCTTTACGCCGCGCCATCTCTTCCTGAACTTGATTGAACGTATCTGCATCAATAATGGCCTCATGATGATTTTCCACCACATACTTATTCTTTTCTCCACGGTTTATAACCTGATGTTTCGTAATTGGATCTATCACGAAGGTCTTTTGAATGACCAGGGTTCCTTTATACGCAGGATTCTGCAGCATCTGTTTTATAGTAGAATCCTGAAACAGGTTGCCATACATCGTATGGACTCCAGTGTTGGCAAGCTCTCGATGGATGGCTCTTCGCGTCTTACCGGCTAAATAGCTATAAAAGACTTTTCGGACTATCGCTGCTTCCTCTTTCTGGATAACCAGTTCTCCGTCTTTCCATCGATATCCATAAATGATTTTGCGCAAGGCCTTGATCGTAGCATCGTTCAGGAGCCATACGGCCTTGCGGCGGTACGGGATACGCAGGGAGTGATACAGGTCGATGACATCATCAAAGGTGATGGATGCGCCATTGGCCGTCACGCCCAGTTCCGCAGACGGAAATACACCGGTCGGC